GTGGTCTTTCATACACAAAGGAAACAGGAAGGATGGGTGTCTCCCCCTGGTCCGACATGACGTACATTGTCCAGTAATCTCGCCAACATTGATTCATGATCATGTTGACTCTGGGGTCTAGCAAAGGTCCTAGAGTCTGATTACTATCGAACGATTTCTCTATTTTCAATTGCAGTTCGATGTCAATGCCGAAGAGACGTTCAACTAAGAGACGTGTGTTCATAGGGCTTACCATGCCCAAAAACAAATCTTCACATTCATACGCTTCAATTAGTTGATCTCTCTCCCATGTGTTTTGCCAATTCTTAATAATGTGACGTACATCTACCGACCGTGTCATTCTAAGACCGTAAACGGCCATATTCTTGATTATGGGGCAGCCAGGATACTGGTGCGCAAAACTTAACGCCTTGCATCGAAGCAAAGCCTTCATTTTGTTCCCAGATGCCTTAGCATATTTGTTGGTAGTCCACCCAAATGATGCTATCGCTTCCCTAGGGTCGGAGACGTTTATCTTATCCTCAGGGTCAAAAATCAAACCACAAAAGGACATGTCACTAATAGATCTGTGTCTCTGTATCTTGATGATCAGGCCAAGCCGGGCAAAATCGGCTTCAGTGGGCACAGGTCCTAAGATCCTGTTGGCTGAATCATCACCTTCCACAACCATCTTCACCTTGGAACCGAGTTTATGGCACATGAACTTAAGGAACATCATGTTAGAAAACCCGTTGCCAAGTGAAGTGCACATTTCTCCAGACATACGAACAGCATTCAAATAAACTGTGAAATTCTTAAATTCACATACATTTAGTGTTGACATTGCAATTTGAACGCGAGTTTGAAATTCCAACCCTCCAGGGAGCTGCGACACCATGTACCGATACAACTGCATTTCACAGGCACCCATAATAGGTGCCGTGAACTGCGCTTCAAATGCGGTGAAGTCGGAATCACCGTACTCTTCACCATTAACTTGCAGTTGTTCCATGATGTAAGAGGGTCGATCACGGATTGGAATCTTCTTTATGAATTCCGGTCTAGAGAAAACTTGTTTTTCAATTAATTTGAAGATAGGTCCAACGGCGCACTTAAATTCATCAGATCTGGAGTTTATTCCACGGGCATGCTTGAATTCGGAATAACATTCATCTTTCATGAAGGACTTGCAGGTATAGAACTTCCGACGGCCTTTGCCATCCAACTCATCAATACCAGCTTCGCCTCCAATCTTATTCCACTTCTTCAGCAACTCGTCCCGTCTCCACTGGGGATAAGATGTACTATTGAGCCATGTTTCCACAGACGTGTCAACAGAGGGCGACAACGGGGTGAACCATTTCCTAATCTTCCTATCTACAAACACCCTAAATTCATCGAGCAGGCCAGGGTCGGGCGTGGGAACTTCCCTGGCAAATCTCTTGGCTACGCCTGCCAACATTGTGTGTGGGTCCACGGGATCAGGGTGGGGCAAACAAGCTCCCCACACAATGGGACCCAACGGTATCATCACGGGCGGCCTCCTATCCAACGCAACTGGGCGTACCTTAGACACACGAGCGTCAGGCTTGACACCAGTAAGGGGAGGAAGCAAAACTTCACCGTACCTATATCCATAGGCCACACACCTGCGACTGTGGGCAGGCGCCCTGGAAAACCCTCATCAATATGTTGTTGCTGATATTCCTTGATGGCCGAAAAGGCAACCAGCAAGGTATTTGAGACAACATGATCCCCAAAGAACGCATCTCTACGATCAATATTTACAGAATGAATGTTCTTGGAGATATATCTGAGTCGTTCCCAAA